GTCCACTCTCAATAACACTCTTCTTGAGCGGCAGCGGATCGAGATCGAGATGGCCCGTAGAGACTTTAGGATCACAGAGGCCCAGTCGCTTCAAAGTTTGATCCTCATTGAGAACCAGTATCTTATGCTCCTTCAGTCTGAGCTTACGGATACGGACCTCACAACCAAGGCGGGTGTGGACCGCTACAATCAACTCTCTGTCCAGATTGACCAGCTTCGTTCGAAGATTCAGGGTATGACAATCAATCTGAAGGATCAAGTTGGAACCTTCTGGGAGGGATTCAGGCGGGGTGCCCAGGAGGTGGCAGATGAGATTGACCGGACCCTTAATGTTGGGAAAGAGACTTCCAAGGGTCTTATTACCTCGACCGGAGGGATGGTCAAAAGCATGTTTGTTGACAAGGCAAAGGGGGAATTCAAGGGCATCGAGGAGTATTTCAAAAGCTTCACGGATCGTATGCTCGATGTCTGGGGCAATATCATTGACAAGATGGTCGAAAAATGGATGAGTGACCTTTTGGCAAATCTTGTGTCCGGGAAATCGCAAGGCTTGTGGTCGTCTATCCTGGGATGGGTTGGAAGTCTATTCGGAGGGGGAACGAGCATTCCGACCGGGATAACGGGATATCCAGTGGCCGAGGGTGGGCCCATTAGCGGAGGTTCGGGAACCAGAGATGATGTTCCGCTGTTGGCTATGCGTGGTGAATTCATGCAGCCCGCCAATACGGTGAAATATTACGGCCCATCAGTCATGGAGGCGATGCGTCAGAAAAGGATTCCCCGAGAGATCTTCGAGCAATGGGCCAACAAATTTCAAGCGCTGAGGCCAAATTACGCATTTGCGTCAGGAGGGATGGTATCAGGAGCAGGGGCGAGTTTTTCTGGACGGGTCAAACACGAGGTTGAAATTCTTCTTGATCCGGGTCTTGTGGCAAAGTTGAGGCCAACCGCTGATGAGATGGACCTGACCATTGCAGCCAAATACAAGGCCGGCGGACATGTGTATAAAGTTATGAAGGAGCGATGATGACAACTCCTTATTTTCCCATTTTCGAACCGAACCAGAACGAAGAATACTTTCCCGAGTATCCTTTCACGGAGAGCAAATTTGGCAAGGGTTACTCCCAGAGAATTACGGATGGCTATACGATCGAGAGATGGAAGACCAGATTTAGGATCTTCAGTACGTGGCCACGCTTGACCAGATGGAGAGCCGAGAAGGTTTATGCTGTAGGAGATGTGGTCAAAAAGACAGGCTCGACTCCTGGGGACTATGTCTACCAATGTGTAATTGCGGGTACGAGCCATGGAACTACTGAACCGACCTGGCCTACCACGGAAGAGAATACCATCATTGACAATACCGTCACCTGGGTTTGCTGGTCAAAGAACCAGATCACCGCGCTGCTAAATTTTGTGGCCGCCCGGAAGGGGCATGTCGGCTCATTCAATGTCTGGATACCGATTCTTTCGAATTGGAAATTGATGATGTTTCCGGTTGAACCGGTCCATCTGACTCCGGCCAGATCAGGACTTTATTGTATTGTCGATGTAGAGATTGAGTTTGAAGGAGTTTTTTCCTTCGAGTCGGAAGATAGCTAATCTTAGCCTATCTAATTCCGGTTAGGTCAGGGTTTTTTGAAGGGACTTTTTAGATGACCGATATTTCAGATGAACTAAAAGAGATCAAGAATGCTTTAGAACAGGATCAACCATGGATCTATCTGGTTGAAATCGACCTGCCTGTCTATGGGATGAAACGTCTTTGCAGTTACATACAGCCCATCGATTTTAACGACCACACCTGGGAGCCCTCTCCATTCGCAGTCTCAGGGATTAAGATCTCCTCGAACGGGGAGCTGACTACTGCGCAGGTGGTTATAGGGAATGCGGCTGGCTTTTTCACCGACTATCTGAACGACAATGATGGGTTGATCGGATATTCCGGGAACATCTATCGATTGAGCAAGGCGAAGCTGGATGATCCGGTAGACTCAGTAATCCCTCATCTGTTTAAGATTTTGACTTCTTCGATGATTGCTGAGCATGTGGTTTTTAACTTGAGTCTTGGGATTGACCTCTATGGAATCGAAGGGCCTATCGTGGACTACGATCTCGATAATTCGCCCAGCCTTCCATACGGGCCGCCTCGGGTGAGCATTGGAATTTTATGACCAAGCAAGAGCTTGTTAGAAAATATCTCGGAGCAAAATATCCGGGTCCTTCAGCGTGTTTCAGGTTCGTTCAGGCTTTTTACCACGGGGAATATGGGATAGACCTTGTCAATGATTATTTGGTTCTGCTTGATACCTTTTCTGAGGTAAAAAGTCCAAGACTCGGAGATCTCGTGATGGTTCGAAATCCTCTCATCGGAGGTAAAGACCCTTGCTGTTTTGGGGGAACGAAATCGGAGATTCATGGCATCATCAATCATGTGGGGGTTTATCTGGGAGACCGTGAATTTATGCAGGGGGGCGCTCTGGAGGATCATTCTGAGGTGATTATTTCAAGAACGAACCTTCCACCATACAAGGGAAGGATCATCGGCTATATGAGGCATCCAGAACTCAATGATCAAGATTAAGATACCTACCAAAAAGATTTCTGACGTCCAGGTCGAATATGATGAATTTGAGAAGTCTTGGATTCCCTTGATGCCGATCTCGTACTATTTGGCCGACAACTTCAAGGGCATCAAGATCAACCGGGTTATTTGGAATGGTCGCTCGATTCCTGAGTTGCCTCCCAAACCAACGACCGAGAACGGAAAAACCACTTTTCTCCCCTGTGATCCAAAGATATTTGATGAGTGCATCCCAATCGATGGGGATGAATTGATTGTCATTCCGGCATTGGAATTTGAGGCAGCCCTTGGAGGTCTTACTCTTTTTGGGGGAACCATTCTTGCTGCTGGATCAGTCGCACCTTGGGTTGCCTCAGCATTTGCTTTGATCGGTAATCTCGCCATTTCCATGTTGGTTAGCACGGTCCTCTCCTATCTTCTTGCCCCTGCCAAGCCCAAGGGACAGCAGATGTTCAATTCTGCCTCAAGTATCGGATGGGAGGGTTACCAGAACAGTTACGGTCCAGGTGATCCCATCCCAAAGCCTTTCGGCCCACACAAGGCGCCCTGCAAGGTCATCCATTACGAGATCGAGGAGGAGTATATTTACGGGAAGAATCAGAAGAAGGATCTGACGAAAACAAAATCTTACCTCAAGATGCTGTGTGACTTTGGATGGGGACCTAATGAAAGCGTTACTGATATTCGATTGAACAATAATCCGGTGGCCAATTTCGGATCGGATGTGACGGTTGCGACGCGCCTGGGAACTCTTGACCAAGAGGCGATTCCTGGATTTGAGGAGAGCAAGATCAGCCGGCAGATCGGGGTTGAGATTGTCCTTGATATGACCTGGGTGACAAACAAAAACTGGTTTCTTAACCAGTACTGTTTCCCTACGGTCGAAAACGGATACATCTATGAGTGTACTACAAATGGCAAGACAAGCGGTGCAGAACCTGTTTGGCCGACAACCATTGGAAACACGGTCACAAGCGGTACAGTGGTCTTTACATGCCGAGCCGACAACAGATATATTTATACTACCCCTGCTGGAGCATCAAACTATATCACTGGGTTCCAGGTTCACTTCCAATGCCCCGGTGGACTCTATGCTTATGGTGATTCGGGCCAGGTCGCAAACGATGTCTCGATCAAGATCGAACACCGTGTCTATGGCACATCCGAATGGACCGATGATGGAACAGACGTAATATCGGCCAACAAGACCTCAACTTGCAGATGGTCAAAGCGGGTGGATGGACTATCAGAGGACCGATATGATATTCGGATCACCAAGACGAAAGCGAAATACTATGGAACATTAGCCGTCCATACCGTTCATGTATCTAAAATTTCCGAGATTAAGCCTCAGACGGTAGTGCCAACCTATCCAGGCCGGATTTTGGTAGGGATCGTAGCCCTTGCAACGAGCTCGCTGGGAGATTCTCCCCCTACCCTTACTGCACTGATCGGAAGGGCGATTATCCCGGTATGGGATTCGGTCGAAGAGGAGTGGGTAAATCAGGCCTCTGATAACCCCTTATACGAGCTGAGGGAGATTGCGACCAATACCACATGGAGCTTCGGAAGGTGGCTGACGGATATCCAGATTGATGACGACATGTTGATCGATGCGGCGAATTATTGTGACGAGGATGTGGGAGGCAAGCCACGCCATACCTGCCATTTTGTCTGGAACCAGCGGAGAAAGTTCAAACCCATGGCCGACGATATTTTGCTTCCGGCACGGGTCCTGATGTTTGAGGCTGGGGGGAAACTTCGATTTGTACCCGAAAGGGCAGCCAGCTCGACACAGCTCTTCAATGCAGCCAACATCAAACCGGGATCCTTAAAGGTCGACTGGATTGATGAGCGGCTGAATTACAATGCCTATAATCTCTCTTTTTTGAGTGAGACTCAGGATTATGAGCCATATCCTATTTTGGTCACCAGGGCCGAAACCCCCATCAAGCCCAAAAGCCTCTCAATGTTTGGGATCACAGATGCGGATGAGGCCTACCGAAACATCAAATATCAACTGAATCTGTTGGATCTTCATCAACTTATTACCTTTCAGGCGGCCATGGATTCAATCATGGTCTGGCCTGGACAGGTGATTAGTTTTGCGCACATGATTCCAAAGGTTCATACCGGGGGACTTGCCAATGGTAGGGCTTCCGTCGATTCTGTTGCTTTAAATAAGATTACCCTGGATGAACCCGTTACCCTGGCTGCCCTACCTGCCGGGTATCAGATCACGGTTCAATTCAAACAGGGAGAGAACGTAGACCATATTGAGACGAAGACGGTGGCCAATGCTCCAGGCACCTACACCACGATCACGACAACGGAAAACTTCTCTCAGCTTGTGAGCAAATATGACACCTATGCGATCGGGGAATTGAGCAAGGTCACGAAAGAGTATAAGGTGCTGGAGCGTGAGGAGAAGGAGGGAAATTATCACGAGTTGCGTTGCATCGAGTATAAAGCCAGCGTCTATACCGATACCGGAACGCTGACGCCTCCTGGCCCAATCCCAACCCCAAACGACAAGCTGATGCCTCCCCCAATCCTTACGGTGGATGTGACAGAAGAAGTCCAGTATAACGACAACAAGCAGAAGGTAATCAATCTTGGAATCAACTGGCCTGCTCCAGAGGCAGAGACAGGGTATGGTCAGTATTTGGGGGCAAATCTCTTCTACGGAATGCCATCCATTTCTCAGGTACTTTCGGAGTTTGCCCTATCAGAGGGCTGGTCTGCGGTCTCGGGTTCGATCTCAGAAAATACTGTATTTGGACAGTTCAAAAAGACATCGTCTCTCAAACTTACAACCCCCTCCGGATCTCCCGGAGTAACAACAAAAGCATTCTCTCCTTCGCTTGACCTTAGTGGGGACGACTATGCCTGGATTGGTTATGCTTTCTTCATAGAAGATGTAAACCACCTAATAGCGACAGGAGACGCAATCAGTCTATTGGCAACTACCTCAAGTGGAAACTTTTTCCATGCCTCAGTTAGCAAGGACCAGGTAGTCAACGGGTGGAACTTTTGTCTTGTTAAAAGAGATGATATGGAGGAAACGGGATCTCCCCTCTGGTCCAGCATTACCGAATTAAGCGCCTCGATCTCCCCGTTAG